CCGTTCTTGGATTCACTACATTAATTTGAGATCTGCACACGGTACACAGAAAGAGCATATGGATGTTGTGGAAAGGGCAAGATCTATATTTGTAGAACAATTCCCTTCGGTTTCCGAAGCACTTGGATGGATCTAAATAATGCACATACCTGATTAATATGCCTCTTTATCCTGTTAAAAACTTGAAAACTGGAGAGGTGAAAGACATTCATATGCCTGTAGCCCAGTATGAACAGTGGAGAATAGATAATCCCGACTGGGATAAAGATTGGTCACAAGGATGTGCAGGTCTAAGAACAAGAGATGCTTCATATTATAATGTTGATAATCTTGCATCTGGAACAAATTATGAAGATAAGAATTGTTCCTTAGCTGAAAATGCCCCTGAAGATACAAAATCAAGTATGTCAGAAAAAATGGCAAGTAATAACGCTAATATTAAAAGTAAATTGCGAATTAATTAAAATGGCAACATATCCTGTAGTACATAAAACAACTGGTGAACAGAAAGAAGTGAAGATGAGCATCATGGAGTGGTCTAAATGGTGCGAAGATAATCCAGATTGGCAAAGAGACTGGTCAGATCCTTCTACTATGCCTGGCACTGGAGAAGTGGGAGAATGGCAAGATAAATTAAGAAAGAAAGCACCTGGTTGGAATCAAATTTTAAAGAAAGCACAAAAAGCAGCTCCAAGAAACGGTACTATTAAACAGGTCTAATCTAATGCCTAGAAAAAAGAAGGTTGAACAACCTATTGGGGTTGGTTTAACGACTAAGCAAATAAAAAGAAAGAAACCGATTAATGCAGATTATCTGATTGATATTAATCCATTAACAGATAATCAGAAAAGATTATTTGATTCTTATAAGGAAGGAAAACATCTTATTGCTTATGGTATTGCAGGTACAGGAAAAACCTTTATTACCTTATATAATGCTATAAAAGACGTTCTTTCTACAGATAACCCATATGAGAGAATCTATTTGGTTCGTTCATTAGTGTCTACTCGTGAAATTGGGTTCTTGCCTGGTGATCACGAAGATAAGGCAGATATATACCAGATTCCATATAAGAATATGGTAAAGTATATGTTCCAGATGCCTTCTGATGCAGACTTTGAGATGCTCTATGGCAACTTAAAGGCACAAGAAAGTATTAAGTTTTGGAGTACCTCGTTTATTCGTGGAACTACCTTAGATAATGCTATAGTGATTGTTGATGAGTTTCAGAACCTTAATTTCCATGAGTTAGATTCTATTATTACTCGTGTGGGCGAAAACTCAAAAATTATGTTCTGTGGTGATGCGAGTCAAACTGATTTGACTAAAACTAATGATCGTAATGGTATAGTAGACTTTATGAGCATCTTGCGTAAAATGCCTTCTTTTGATATAATAGAGTTTGGTGTTGATGACATAGTTCGTTCAGGACTTGTCAAAGAATATATTGTCGCCAAACTTGAATCTGGTTTATGAAGAGTTTTCCCGTAACTTGTTACGATGATTTTTATGATAATCCAGACTCTGTAAGAGAATTTGCTTTAGGTTTAGATTACACTAGATCTAGTGGTTTTTATCCAGGAATTAGAACTCCTTGTTTATCTACAATAGACAGTAAATTCTATGAGTTTTCTTATCACAGAATTTTATCTTTATTTGGAGATTACTCTGAAACGTGTGATCCTGATAATTATAGAGTATTAACTCAGTTTCAAAAGATCTCTAGATTTTCTAGTGATCCTAATGACCCTGCTAATATGGGGTGGATTCATTTAGATACAAAGGCAGATTTAGCTGCTGTTGTATACTTAGATCCAGACCCTAATCTTGATAATGGAACTTGTATCTATCGGAAAGATAGAGAATTACCACCATCAGAATCCATCGATCCTGATAATCTTCCTAATTGTATGAAAGGTTATCAAGTTGATGATGAGTTCAGAGAGTTGATTGTTGCTAACAATAATCAATATACTAAAACGATGGAAGTAAAAAACTGTTATAATAGAATGATACTTTATAGTGAAGAATTTCACGGAGCATCAAGTTATTATATGCAGAATGAAGAAGATTTTAGGTTAACTCAAGTGTTTTTCATTTTTGGAATGAAGATTCCTTATGACTTAGTCCCCAAAATTCGATGCAGTAAATATGGAATTTGATCATGTTGAATTAGACCTCCCTAAACTGAACAGGGAAACCATAGACGGAGTTCGTTATTATTCTGTACCTGGTGATAAAGAAGGGGAACTAATGAAGTTAGTTTCTATTACTTCAGTAACCAGTCATTTTAATAAGGAGATCTTTGTTAAGTGGAGAAAGAAGGTTGGTAATGAAGAGGCAGATCGTGTTACTAAAGCGGCTACTGGTCGTGGAACTGATATGCATACTCTTACAGAACATTATCTAAAGAATGAAGATTTACCTAAAGGATTACGTCCTATTTCTGATTTTTTATTTAAAATATCAAAGGGTAAATTAAACAAAATAAACAATATATACGCTCTGGAAGGACCGCTATATAGTAAAGAATTAGGTCTTGCTGGAACCGTTGATTGTATTGCTGAGTATGATGGCGAGTTAGCTATAATAGATTTTAAGACATCTAAAAAACCTAAACCAAGAGACTGGATTGAACACTATTTTGTCCAGTGTATGGCATATGGATGTATGTTATATGAGATGAAGGGAATATCAATTAAAAAACTGGTAATTATTATGGCTTGCGAAAATGGCGAGTGTGTGATTTATGAAGAACGAGACAAAGCGAAGTACATTAAACTTCTCGGAGAATACATTAACAAATTTGTTAAAGATAAACTGGAGCTCTATGGAACCAAATAAAGAATTAGAACAAGCGATAGCGAGTAAGTTCCTTACTCCAGTTAAATTTTCTATGGAAATAGAAAAGATTGTTTTGGCAGAAGGTATTAATTATATTGATGCGATAGTACAGTATTGCGAAACTAACAATATTGAGGTAGAATCAGTATCTAAGTTAATTTCAAAACCATTAAAGGAAAAGTTAAAATGGGATGCCATTCAACTTAACTTTATGAAGAAAACTTCTAGAGCGAAACTACCTATTTAATAATGGAAATTTCTGAACTTGATTTATTGCATCATCGCTTACAAGCGATTTTGCGTGATTACAATATGCCTGACCTTGAATATCTTGGTGAGAGAAAAAGTTGGAAGTCTAATGAGATTGTCCACTGGTATCGTGTAGGAGATGCAGAAGTTCCTATTGATGCAATTACCGAATTTGAGACGGAGGAAAATGATGAGGAAGATTAGATTAGGTGGTGCTCAGATACCTATTCATGATAAAGATATTGAAAAAAATAAATTAGAGATATTTAAAGCAATTGATTGGGCAAAGGAGAATGATGTAGATATTCTACAAACTCCCGAATGTGCTGTTTCTGGATATAATTTTCCTTGGTGGAATGAAAATATTGAACAATCTCAAAATGCTGTTCAGGAAATTGTTGATTATGCAAAGGATGCTGTTGTTGGTTTAAATTTAGGTACATTCTATCTTGATGAAGAATATTATGGATCTATAAAAAGAAATCAGATTAGACATTATGCACCAAATGGTGAAATATATGCCATAACCAATAAAACATATTGTGTTGACGCTGATGGTAGTGCTGTATTTAATTTTCATCCTATATCTAAATTTGAATTACCATACGAATTAAAAGCGGTTGGTATGATATGTAATGATATGTGGGGAGCATCTCAAGAGACAGGACAGGATTACAAACCAATTAGACCTTTAAATGAGACTCTAAATGATATGCATTTGGATATCATATTCCACTGTACTAATGGTTTTAAATTTAATGAAGGTTTAGACCAAACAGAAGGATCAAATCTTATAGAGAAATTACCTTCAGATACTAGATTTGTTCTTCGTGATATGTTTGATGCATGGCACGAATCTTGGTTAAAAATGACTGCATTTAATAGTGTAAGTACAATTGTGACAGTAGATTCTTGTGTTCAATGGGATTGGAATGGTGATGAGGAAACAGTTGATAAATTTAGAACTGCATCACCAAGTGGGGTGGTTAATTGTTTAGGTGGTTGGGATGTTCAGGCTCCTAGATATGGTCGTCAGTATTTTAAATGGGATTATGATGCTGGAACTAAAAAGAAATATTGGGATCTTTTAAATGCAAAATCTGATGGTACATGGAAGTATACTGATATTATAGACTTTGATAAGACAAAGGATATGAAGAATACTCCTAATATAATATTACCGTGAGTAAAGTGACTCCTTTTGAGACCTATCAAGCATATCTTGGAATGAAAAGTCATTTTACTAACCCTAAGTATGACTTTATCAAGTATGGTGGCAAATCTCGTGCTACAATAACATCATTCAATAAAAGGAAAGATAAGTATTGGTTTGAGAAAACTTCTAGGAAGTATTCAGATCAAGAAATTATTGATTTTCTTTTATCTAATTTTATAAACGCTACTAACCCTCAAAACTTATGGATCGGAGAAATTATCAATTCTGGAGAAAGGACTTACGCAGATTGGAAAATGAGGCAACAGAGTTTGACGTATATGTTCAAGGAACAATCAGAGAACTTACTCTCAGGGAACGACTTATCGAAAGTGTTCAGTTGCTCAAAGGGTCATCCCCTGTTGTTAAAAAAGTATCTAGGTGGAGAGATTTCGCTAGAAACGCTTTCGATACTGGAAAAAGTCTTTTCTTTTCAAAGTAAATTTGATAAGAAACTTAAAGATCCAGTATGGGAAACCGTAAGTATGAAATTAAAAAAGTATTTACCTTTCCTAAATATTAATGTATTCCAATTTAAAAAAATACTAAGGGACATATTAAATGAGTGAATTTTTTAATTCCAATATTATTAAGGATGAATTACTGAGAATTAATCGATTGCAAGAAGAGGTGTATAGTAATGCTTTTTCTTTTGATGAAATGGACCGTGAAGAAAGATTGGATCACATTGATAATCTAACTGAATTGTTAGATAAGCAAAGGGTTATGTACACAAGGTTATCCTTGTCTGATGATCCACAAGCTAAGAGAATGAAAAGTGAATTAGAAAAATCAGTTACTTTATTGGGATTCCCAGAAGGTACTGATATATCAGTATTATTCTCTGGCATGAACCAAACTATTGAGAAACTAAAGCAAATTGCTGAAAGTTGACACTTAATAGTATTTTTGTTATAATAAAACCAATCAAATTAAATCCAAATTAATCCGAGGAAATCCAAATGTCGTTTGCTAAACTTAAAAAGCAATCAAAACTAGGCTCTCTCACACAAAAACTTGTGAAGGAAGTCGAAAAAATGAATAACACAGGTGGTCAAGGTGATGACCGTCTATGGAAATTAGAAGTAGATAAAGGTGGTAACGGTTATGCCGTTATTCGTTTCCTTCCTGCTCCTGATGGTGAAGATCTACCATTTGTAAAACTATACTCCCATGCCTTTCAAGGACCTGGTGGATGGTATATTGAGAACTCTCTAACTACATTAGGGCAGAAAGATCCAGTATCTGAGTTTAACTCACAACTCTGGAACAACGGAACAGACGCAGGTAAAGATACTGCTCGTAAGCAAAAGCGTAAGCTAACTTACATCAGCAATATCTACGTTGTAAAAGATCCTGCAAATCCTGAAAACGAAGGTAAGACTTTCTTATACAAGTATGGTAAGAAGATCTTTGACAAACTCACAGCAGCAATGCAACCTGAGTTTGAGGATGAGGAAGCAATTGATCCATTCGATTTCTGGCAAGGTGCTAACTTCAAGTTGAAGGCAAAGAACGTTGCTGGTTACAGAAACTATGACTCTTCTG